GGTCAGCGTGGCATTGAATCCATCGAGGGCGCGTGGATTTGCGAAGTATCTGAATTGCTTGCAATGACACGAACAAAGGAGCAGGAAGCCGTCAAGTCCTATCTTACCCGACTAAATGACCGCTACCGTATGCCGTTTGACAAGCGAGTGACTGACCACCCGCGGCAGTGTATCTTTATTGGCACGACCAACAAGGAGCAGTTTTTGACTGACAAGACCGGCAACCGGCGGTTCTATCCGGTGAGAGTGAAACAAAGCGGGTATGAGTTGTTTGACAATGAAAAGCAAATCAAAGCCGACATCCGCCAGTGTTGGGCGGAAGCGTTTGAACTGTACAAGGCGGGCAAGCTGCTGCCGTATGCTGACCGGTCGTTAATTGACGACATCCGCAAGCAGCAGGCAGAAGCAACGGAGGATGACTTCCGCGTCGGTATGATCGAGGACTATTTGGAGAACAAAACCGAGATTTGCGTGCTTGAACTTTGGCAGGAAGCTTTGCGGATGGGCGAATATTCAAAGCCCACCAAAAAGGAAAGCCAAGAGATTGGGCTAATACTCCAGTCAATGACCGGGTGGGTGAAACAGCCTTATCCGAAGAAATTCCCTGTGTATGGTAACCAGCGCTGGTGGGCGAATGATGACAATTCCGACCAAATCGACTTGGATGACATCATCGAACTTTAG